TTCCATGTCTTCACTGATGTCCTTGATCGCCCGGGTGGTATTGGTACGCGGCGCTACGAACTTGTCGTAGACCCATTCCATACTCTTCCAGAGCGCCATGAGAACGGCGACCGCGGCGATGATATCGCCTAATGTGATTTGCTCGATTACCCTTTGCTACCCTCCGGCGGTCATTCCAGACCGTCTAACACTTCTTCTAATCTTGTCTTCACCGAGAGCAGTTTCCGGGCATAGCCGTCTGTACTTTCTTTCAGCGAGTTGTAGCGGAGTTTCCAATCCGTGTCGACCTTTGCCGCTTCTTTCTTCAGTTCTTCGACCTGCGCCTGCAGTTCTTCGTAGGCTGACTGCATCTGCCTGTTTGCATCCCGGAGGACAGTGATCTGCGCGCGCTCCTCCTCCAGCTCTTTGCTTGCCATGTCATTCTGGACATTCAGCGCATCGATCTGCTCGCGGAGCTTCTCTACGAGCGAGGACAGACTGGTCTGCTCCGGCTCGTAAATCTGCGCCCACTCGCCTTTCGAGAACCAGACCTCGTCGTCTACACGCAGCCAGTCACCGCTCTCCTCGAGGATGTTGTACACACCGATCGGGATGAACAGACCGGTATAGGCTTCTCCGCCTGCGAACTTCCGCGCTCTGACCTTCTCCATCGTGACTTCTACCTGCCGCTTCGACTTATCGCGCTCGACGCGCTTATCGACCACATAGGGATTCAGCAGATAGCCCTGGAACTTCAGACCGACCTTGCTTGCCTGCTTGCCGGGGATGAGGTTCGTGGTCACGAGCTGGAAGTAGTTGGCATTGCGTTCCGCGGTCGTGCCTCTGTTGTAATTGCTCTGAGAGAGCAGGACGCTTCCGTCGGCGTTGATCCGCTCGACGATCGCTACATGACCTAAGGACCCGGCGAAACAGGCGATCGCACCGACCTTCGGTGTCTTGCTGCCTACCCACTTCGACGCATCATACCATGAGGACGCATTGCCTCTCGGCACTTCCGCCTTTACGTTCTTGCCGCACTCTTCAGACACGCGGCCGCAACAGAATGTGGTGCAATTGGGAAGCCAGAGATCCGCCTTCGCAAACCAGTTATAATCCAGAGAATACCAGTACGGATTCCCCTGCATGCCCGTGGAGACGAGCCGTTCCAGGAACATCATCCCCTGCCACCGTCCTCTTCTTCCGGCGCAGTGTTGACATCAGCCCAGTACTGATTGCTGGACAGTTTAAGGATCACACCCAGAAAGGCAGTGATTGCTCCTACCGTAGCCATCATCTGTTCGCCATAGGGCAGAGACCAGATGTCCGCCAGTGTGTAGTAGAGCGTCCCCAGAGCGGGGAGAATGATCTGTAGAATTCTCAGATTGTCGTATGTTTTGTTGCTCATACTATCCTTCTTTCTATTGTGGTTCTTCGACGATCGGATATGCGATTGTCGACCACACTGCCGCGGTCTGATACGCCTCAAGAACAGAATGGTCTTCACTGTAGGGCACGTAAATCTTTCGTTTGGCGTTAGTATCGCCATATTTAAAGGCGCTTTTGTTCGCCAACGGCGGCGGAGTTGTTGCGAGGAAGTGAATCTCCTCGAGACACGCGGTGTTACCGAATGCCGTCGCAGCGATCTGCCCGGTATAGGATGCCGGGATGGTTATCGATCGAACGGCACCGCAGTACTGAAATGCCGTTCTGAACCGCGTGTCAGCGGTCACCGGCATGGTTACGGAACCTTTCAACTGCGAGCGGAAAAACATGTTCTGCGTGTTCGTTACACCACTGTAATCCGCCTCCGGAATCGTCTCGAGGCCAGTGTCCTGAAAAAGGCTTTCCGCCGATCCGCTAATCTTCCACGTGGATATGTCCAGTTTTGCAAGGCCGCTTGAATCGAGGAAACAACCTGCGGCATTGGTTGCGGTCACGTTCCACGAAGACAGGTCTAATTCTTTCAGTCTCGTCGTATTAAACGTGTCTCCGATGTTGCCGGTCATGGATACCGTCCACGTGTCGATGTCCGTGTATTCCACCCATGTGGCCTGCATTATGGCCTGCACATTGTTCAGCGAGATGCCATTGAGATAGAGATAAGTCAGATTTCGGCATTGCGCAAAAGCAGAGTAGGCGGACATGGTTTTCGTTGTCCCGGCAATACAGAAGTTTTTAAGTGAATACGCATCACCGGCAACACGGATCATACTTGCCAACGCCGTGCAATTGGTAAGCGTGACCGATTCGACGAAGCGCTGGTTACGAAGAAATCCATCAAGCGAAGTTACTTTCGGAATACTTCCGTACACCTCCAGCATTTGCTGGCCCGGCCCCACATGCGTATCGTCGGTGTACTCTGTCTGAGTGAAATTTGTCTGAAGCCTTGTAAAGTTGCCGGAAATCCTCAGAACAACATAATCCTTGTTATACCCGGTCAGCGCCTTGGTATATGTCTGTGTTCCTGTGAGCGTCTCCGTTTCCAAAGCGGTAAAGACCCCGTTCGATACTGTGCCGATGTCATACGTGACCGTGCCCGAAACATCGGTGCGCATAACTACATAACTGTTTTCCTCGTTGGCTTTGTAAGTAATATAGACCACATTCTGCCCGGATAAGTCGATAGAGTCCAGACTCGGCCAGTCCGTAGGCCTCTGCCAACGCGTGGGGTCTGTTCCGCCTCCACCACCTTCGCTCGTACCGACTATCTTCTCGCCGTTCACATAGGCAGTCTTTCCTTTGAGGATGTTTTCGGCGGTAGCATCTGCATCGCTTGTGTCGGTAAATGTTGCCGTTCCTCCGCCTGTCTTCGGGAGCTGAACGGCAGGGACATCTGTGTAGGATGCCCCTTGAACCGTTACGTTCTGAGCCATATTAGGAGATGCTCAGCACCTTGGTCGTGCTATCCTGGGTGATCGTTGCGCTGGTCAGCGTGCCGACGATGTTGAAGATGCTTACCCCGGCGGCGATATTGCCCGGAAGAAGGTTCGCGTCGCCTTTGACGGTCTGCGCACCCTGCAGATACTGACCGGCGGCGATGGTCTGGTCGCTGGTAGTAGGCGTGTAGGTCTGCGCCGCTTTCTTGGCAATGCTGCCAGTGTATTTCACGCCGTTGCCGTAAGCAGTCACGCCATCCAGCAGAGAAGCGCCGGAAGCCAGGGACGCATCGCTCGTGTCGTCGAAGGAAGCCGTGCCGCCTCCAGACTTCGGGATCTGCACCTTCGGTACGTTCTGGTATGTTACGCCGTTGATGATTACATTCTTAGCCATATCTATCTTCCTCCTGTTATGACACGGTAAGGACTGAGCCGTTCCAGGTGATCAGTCCGTAATTACTTGGGATCGGCTCTACGGTGATGTCGTAAGTAGCCGTCTTGCCTGCGATAGGAATCGTCTGTGCCTCTGCGGCCGGAGTGTAGGAATACGGACCCGGGAACGGGTCGACATCCCGGACCCGGAGCACCATCTGGCAGTCGCCGTCAAGACGATTGATGAGACTGCACTCGCCGTCGAGGACTACTGTATCGCCCGGACGCATCAGATAACCTCGTCTTTGCCGGAGTCAGTCACACCGGCTTTGTAGACTTTGCTCCGCCCGCGCGTGCCGTCTCCTGTCAGCCAGTCAAGAGAGACATACGCGGCAGGCTTCTCCTCCAGGGCGAGCGTGTCCTCCTGCTTCAGCGTGAAGGACAGTTTCCCCTCGATGATGGTCGCGTCTTCGAGGGTCTTCTCGATCATGTCCGCGCCATTCTGTCTGATTACGAGATACGCAGTCGTGATATCCTCCGGGCTGATCGTATCGAAGGTAAACTGGATTGTTGGTGTTGTTCCTCTGATGATTTCCATATACGGGTTACCTCCTATACCGCTCTAATGAACGTAATGCAGCATGAGTATTGCCTACTTGCCGTCCATGCCGTAGACAAATGGGTGATATTTCCGTTCGCATTAAACGAAACCGGGCAGCACGCTTGACCCCATCTCTGAACGGCGGTCGCGTTCATGGTGAATAACGGTCTGAACCCTTCCGGCATAGTCGCTATTTTAGCGTTTGCGGTCACCGTAGCCGGAGCAGTCCACTGCATATTTATCATTACTAACCGACCGCATCTGCGGATCGTTCCTTGCGGATTGGTAACGGTCGACTCGAATGTCAGCGTTCCGTTTACTACCCCGTACAGACTGTCGTACAGACCGTCGCTTGTTACGGGGTTGTTAGATCCGTTTGTCGGCACAGAATCCCAAGTTAGCGTAGGCTGAACGGCGACATTGCCAGACCCTAACAAAGAAGTATTGTTGACAGTCTTGATATTCGTGCCGGAGACGAGTGTAGGCTGAACGGCAACATTGCCAGAGCCTAACAGAGAAGTGTTATTGACGGTCTTGATATTCGTGCCGCTGACCAGCGTATTCTGCTTCGCATCGACCTCTGATACGGTCGCAAAGTTTCGTACAACGTTCCCCTGCGCATCTACGGCTATTAAGTTATAGAACGTGTTAGTATCGTTCTTCGTGCTGACCAGAGACAAACCGTAGGTGGGTGAAGACCCCGCTCTCCTCAGCTTTAACGGGGTCGTCCCATCCCCGATCTCCCATCGAATCTCGGGGTTGTTGATCGTCATCGTGCCGCCTGCAGTGATGGACATGTCTGCGTCGGAATCCAGGTTCAAGCCATTAGCAGCGTAGATGTCGGTCGAGCCGTTTTCGTTCAGCTTGATACTGCCGAGCTCTGTCGTGCCGTCGGTATCATGGTGCACAATACCTAGTTTTGACCTCGTACCGCTCAGAGATTGCGCAGAAATTCTAATCGCGCTTTTACCTGTTCCTGCGTATTTCATGCTCATGTCGAGTTGGTTAATGCCGTCCGTAGATGACGTTTCCTCCGGGGTTGCGGAAATCATCGAAAAGACGACTTGATTAATCGCTCCCGTGCCTAGTTCTTGACGCTCGGCGGAGAGGTAGATACCGCTCGGGGACATTTCTATGAGATTTCTAAGCGAGCCTTGATAAAAGTTATACAGATAAATACCTTGACTGTTACCGTCAGCGCCCACAAGCCTTATCTCGTTAGCCAGTCGGTTCGTATTAGGCGCGTAGTTATTTAGCACGGCGTTATTTCTTGAGTACTCGTTATAAAGGCGGAGTTGACTACCATAACTACGGCCGATGCGGTTCATTACATTAAACTCACCAGTCGAATTGAACTCCAGCGAGCCGTCGCCGGAGAACAGTGCACCAGTCGCGTCTGCGTTCTCGGATAGGGTCGTAGTCGTCGTATTACCGAAGATCAGACGGATACCGCGGATCGTGTTTGCAACGACCGTATTCAGCACGGTGTTCCCATCAGCAGAGATGCCGTAGTTCCATACAGGACTTCCGTCGTTCCAGTCGTCCGTCCAGGCGAAGCCGCCTGCGTTGAACGTGTAGATCAGTGACGCGTCGGCAAGTGTACTGGCATTCGCGAAGTAGTAAATCGTGCTGCCGTCCTGCGCCGTCTGGGTGATAACATACAGACCGAGCGCATTGGCGATCATGTCATTCAGATTCTGCAGATAGGTCGCGGTCTCGTCGATCTTCTTCGACGAGAGCTTCGACGCGGCTTCCACGATAGAAGACTGTACCTGGGTGAGCGTACCGTAATTGGCGTACCCACCATCTACCTCAGACTCGCCTGCACCGATCAGCGAAGTCATGGCGTTCGCGCCGAAGGTCACGTTGGTCAGAATACAGGAATGATCCACCGAATTCTCGTCCGTGTAGGTGATGATATCCAGCGGCCAGAGATACGGAGACGGCTTGATATTCGCATTAAACGGTCTGTAGGTGAAGCCCTGCACCGCGGCATAGATATTTGCCAGCACCGTATCGATATTCTCGCCCAGCAGCGGATTACCCGAGAGATTAAAGGCGTAGTCCGTCGTGCCTGCTACATGAGTGACAGGAGGCTCTCCCGGCTCTTCGTAGAGTACGCCGGTGATCGTTACATCGTCCTCGTACAGGTCGTGTGAATACCGGGTAGCCGCCGTAGAGACATAGTCCGCCTGCGTATACCAGCCGATATGTAACTTGCCGTTATAGTCCATGTACGCGCATTTACCCATCAGCATCAGAGCGTACTGGAGCAGATTGCGGTAACTGAGACCAGGCGTAGACGGAATGATCACCAAGTAAGTAGCGTTCGGCATATTGTCCAGAGACGCACCGTCATCGTCGATCAGCACACCTGCTTTGGATGCGCAGCGAAGGACGAGATTTTTCAGCGTGTAGGTTTCGCCGATATCCGCGGAGTCGACCGGGATATCGAACATCACCATTCTGTCCAGAGCCTTGACGCGGATCGCCGACAGATTCCGGCGCGGACTCTCGTCGACAACGAAGTAACCGACAGGAACATAATTCGGTGTCAGACCGTTGGCGCTCATGACACCCACCTGTACGAAGAGCGTCGCGCCTGCGAAGGCGACATTCGACCAGGATCCGTCATGGTTGTTCAGATCGAAGGTCAGCTCTGCCGCAATAGCCGTACCGAGTTCAATGCGGTCAGCCGTAACGGAAGCACGGTCGACGCTGAACGACCCCATGAGGATGTCTGAGTCTGTGATCGTGATGTCCCCGTCCGTGGTGTGCATGGTCATCTGGATGACCTGCCGCTGCGGGTAATCGAACAGGGCTTTAACCGTTGAGCTGATTGGATACACGCAGTCCACTCCTTTCGATGATATTGAACGCCACATTCTCCCAGAGACCGAGGAGCGCACTGTACATGGGAGCACTTCGGTCACCTACGTAGAACTCGCTGGTACGGTAATCACCGGTCATAGCATCGAGGTAAGTCACGGTGATGTATTCGGGGTTGAACGCCTGCAGGATAGTCGCCACTTCCGGGGTCGTGAGACCGTTCCACTTCATCTGCAGTTTTACGCACTGCCCGATTCGCATCTTGTCCATGACCGTATCCTCGGTACGCCCGGCATCCGCAGCAGAGACATCCTGGAGGAGATAGGTGTAGGAGGAAGGCGTAGCGACTGCTACGCCATTCACGGAACGGATCGGATTGTTATCTGCCATTGTTTATCCTCCTTAACCGACGGGAACGATCGTCATTCCGGCGCGCTGATTCTGACGGCTCAGTGCCTTGACGACCTGTCCAGTCGTGATATTGACCTTGCCTTCCTTCTGCAGGATGCCCTGCAGCAGGGAGTTCTGTTCGCGAAGCAGCGTGACTTCTTCAGAGTTCGCGCCTGCCAGACCCTGTCGGATACCTTCAACGATCTGCATGTTGTTCGCAACGGCGTTCTGTCGTCCCATCGTACCGACCATTTCGGGACCGGCTTCGTTTGCAATGAACAGATCGCCGACATCCGGGAAACCGCCTCGCTCATACCAATCGACATTCAGATTCATGACCTGTTTTGTCTTTGCCTTAAACTCACCAGACCAGGAGAAGTGCGGAGTATCGATATGAGACTCGATACTGAACTTCGGTTTCATCTTGTACTCGGTATTATTGATCTCGTTGACCGCGCCCTGGATCTTACTCGTGATGGTAGAAGCCAGCGTGAAGTTATCCGTGAACTTTTTCGTGATGCCCTTCGACTCGGTCTCTGCGTAGGACTTTATGTTCTTGAAATCCGGCTTGGAATCATTGATCGCTTTGAATTTATCCGCGACATCCGTTACTAATGCGGCGAAGTTATTTCTCGTTCCTTCACGCACACTGTTTGCGGCGCTTACCGAACTCTTACGAAGCGTTTTGAACGACGGCTCGTAAGAGTCTAGTTTGGGATATTTCTCGGTAGAGTCGGTATACATACCAGAGAACTCCGATACCGTATCCGTCCTAACCTTGTTGGCCTGCTGGTTTGATTTCGTCTTCAATTTGCCGAAGGACGGCTCATACCCATCCAGTTTGGTATACTTCGCGGTCGAATCGGTATACATACCCGCAAACTCATCAACACCGGCTTTACGTGCTTTGCTCGATTCGGTCTGTGTCTTACCGATAAGCGTCGGCAAGGAGAAGTCATATTTGTCCAAACCGTTCAGCCAACCAGCGACTGTTCCTAAGAGACCGCCCTCGCCACTGCCGAAGACGCTATCTGCCGCTCCAGTCAGACTCGGTCGCGTGCCGATCAGACCTGTCTCAAGGCTATTACCAATCGTCATACCAGCGGCCTCAAAGTTCTTGGAAGAGCCGCCGGAGGGAGACTCGAGGATCCAGCCAAGACCGAGCTTATCGAACGCCGGGAATAAGAACGGATAGAGCACGTTGTCGTAGAACCACGAGCCGAAGTTCGATACGACATTCCCCAGACCGGTTATGAAGGAACTCCACGACAGTTCGCCTGCATCAGTGAACGTGTCACCGAGCCACTTTTTGAAATCTTTCCAGCCCTTCTTAGCGAACTTGATAAGCGCCGCGCCCAGACCGGCGAAGGCTTTTCCGAGGACGGTGAAGGTCTTATTGACGAGCTGAGTCCAGTTGATGTTCCCCAGGAACGAAGCGATCCCATCGTAGATAGACTCGCCGATGCTTCCCCAGTCGTACTTATCGAGCCAGTTGCTTGCCTCATCAAGACCGCCGGAAAGGAAGTCACTGAGAGACTTACCGATCAGACCCCAGTCCAGACCGCCGAGTGAACTTATGAGGAAGTCAAGCCCGGAGGTAACGCCTCTAACAAGCAGAGCGCCAAGAGTAGAGAAGTCGATCTGCGCGAAAGCGTTGTTGAGGAATGTCGCTACGCCGGTACCGATCTGGTTGAAATCGATCGTCGAGAGCGCTCCGTAAGCAAACTGGATAGCGGCATCAATACCTTTGCCGATCTTCTCGCCCATTCCTGCGAAGTCGATCTCGGCTACCGCGTCATTAATGCGCTTGCCAATCTCAACACCGAAGTCTCTCCAACGGCCGCTCTCAATAAGGTTCTTCAGCGTATCGTCGAAGATCGAGGTCGTCTCGAACATCTTCCCGTAGTCAGCCGCGGTAGAACCGCCACCGCCACGAGACGGATTATTGTCGTTCAGTTTATGAATCTCATCGAAGGACAGGATCGTCTTCTTCAGTTCCTTCATCGCGCCGGAAGCACCGCCTGCGGCTTCTTCGTACTGCTGCGGGTACTTGATTGCCTTCGTCCAAGTCGCCTGCCCTCCTAAGAGCGCGAAGACCTGGTTGATAACATTGATCAGTGCGACGAACTTATCGACCACCGCATCAATGATCGGCGCGAGTGCGTTGAAGATCGGCATAGCCATTGCACCGATACTGTTCTTCAGATAGGAGGTCGAGGTCTTGATGCGATCCATCGAGGCAGCGAAGGTATGCTCCAGCTCCTGCGAGTAGAAATATGCGTTCTTCACACCTTCCTGGAATCCGGCGGTGATCTCCTTGATGATCGAACGAATCAACCGATAGAAGGCGATTCGTTTGATACTATTGAAGAGATTACCGAAAGCACCGATCATACTGCTTACCGAGGAGGAGAACTTTTTAAATGCTCCTTGCGCCGCACGGATAGGATGCCGTATCGCATAAAAGACTTTATCCAGACCTGTGAGTCGCATATACAATTTGCCCATAGACATCCCGGCAGATATCGCCGCGCCGCCCAGTTTCTGTCCCAAAGCCAGTGCAACGTGACCGATCCCGCTTGCGAGTTTTCCAAGCGCGTTGGTAAGAGGATCCAGGAACGACATGCCCTTCTGCAGTCTTGACCAGAAGTTATCGGCATCAGTGCCGGATCCGCCTGCTACGGAGAGTTTATCCCCGCGGCTCTCGCCGCTGCCATCGTCTTCGGTTTTCGTTTTTGGGACAGTGATCTCGCTCGGCATGTTTTTCGATACGGCCTTCAATTGTCTTAATGCGTCAGCGAGGTCTTTGACCGACTGCGAAGCCTCGGTAGAAAGACCGTTGACCGCGTCGATAAAATCTCGGAAGCCCTGCACCCGTTCCGAAGTAAAAGCATCGAGACCTTCCCCGATGCCCTTAAAGGAAATACCTTTTAACTGGTTACGGGCGGACTTAAGGCTCTGCAGGGCATTGACCAGCTTCTCGACATTCTTGACGGATACATCAGTATTGCCTTTGACTTTAAATTCAATGCCTTCTAATTCGACATTACTTGCCCTTGTCTTGTTCCTTCCTTTCCGCTCGTTCCAGCATTTGCCGGATACGTTCCATCCTTGCTTTGGCGGCTTCCTCTTCTTTTTCCCGAATACCTTTTCTCGTGATCGGATACGGATCGCCGTACGGCTCGATCTTGTTGGTCTTCGTCAGCGCATTGAAGGCAGGATAGACTTTCAGCAGAGCGTCATAGATATAACGACCCTGCAGCCATAGCATTGAGTTCTCCTGCTCGAGCCTCAGATCATAGGCTTGCCGGAACTGCTTCACGGCGGTAGGATCACCGTCCCAGAAGAGTTCATACGACATGCCCATAGCCATCAGTATCGGACAGGTACGCTCGAATACAACGTAATACGGTTCATGCTCTTGACGGGTAGAGGCTTGGAACAGGTTCTCGACCGCTTCCGCCTCTACCAGTCGATGTTTTTTTCATCGTCCTCCGGCTCATCCATGAGCGTGGAGACCGTCTCGTAGTACATGCTCTGTAATTTCTCGACCAGCTCCGTTTTCCGCTTCATGCGATTCCAGATCGTGTTGATCGTGTTCTGATCCATCCTGCGGTGGTGAAGCAGGAACGCGCCCTGGAAGAGCTGCGGGATACGGACAGTCGGCTTGCTTCCTAACTCATCGATATCGAATCCGGCTTGTTCCATGGTACGGATCGTGTTTCTGGAGAATTCCAGTGTGATGGGAGTGCCATTGAATTCAAAACTGATCTTTTCAGCCATTGCTGATCTTCCCTCCTTTGAGACTTACTACTATGCCTGTACTCCCCGCGGAAACGAGGAGTACAGACTTATTATGCTTTTTAGATTTCGCCGGTCTTATCGCGATACATATTCTTCGTCTCGAAGATAGTGATCGTCATCTCGCGAACGCCGTTGACTTCCATCTCGTTGACCGAGTAGGAAGCGTAGCCCTCGAAGTTGTACTTACCCTTATCACCGAGCGGAGTGACAGTGCCGTCTGCGGCTTCCTGTCCACCGAGCCATACAGAGAACTTCTTGATGTCATCCTGGATAGCCTCGATCTTTTTCACGTAGTCCAGGTCGTAGTTGGCAGTGAATGCGCGACCGCTGGACTCACTGTTGCGGATACCCGGAATGTAGGTACGACCCGGATCCTGCAGGGTGGTCGTCTCGACCGCTTCCTTCGGGTCCATAAGAGTCGGGGTGTCTTTGATCGGAATGAAATCTTCGTACGTGCCGGAAGTATTTCCCTCGATCATAAGGAACGTAGCATAGCTGATAGAAGCAGCCCTTCTTTTTACCTCCTGTAAAATGTGTCATGGTCAGCCACACCCTCAAACTGAGCGGTGTAGCGGAATATCGTGGTGTCGTTCATGTTGGTGATGGGCGACATCATCGTGCGGCGGAAGTTCATGCGGTACATCGTATCCGCGATAACTCCCATGATAGCCTTTGCCTCTGATTTCTTCGTCCCGGCTTTATTCGAGTACACGTTCACGCTGACCAGCAGCAGGGCGTGATTCTCGTTGAACCGGTTATCCATCGTGTCCGCGTAGGTCGTCTGGTTCTCAACGTAGATAGAGACATGCGGGAACGCAGGCGGTGAGTTCACGTACTCAGACGCGAAGTTCTCATCTTCCAGCGCCGGGAAAGCCGAGACGACGGCATTCTTGCATCGAGTATAGATTTCAGATTCCTTATCGATCCTTACTGAATGCCCTCCTCGCCATAGCCGGGAACTCCCGGATCAGTGCCTCTCTGGCGTTATACAGAGATGAGTTCGCTGCGTTACCGTAAGTGTGATACACGCCCGAGTGCTTCGGCACTGGGGTAGTATCCTCCGGCGCGTTCCTCACGCCTGCCTTCTTGAAATACCAGCCTTCGGGGTTCTTGGCTCGCTCATGCCCATAACCACCGTGCTCTACGAGACTTCCTGCGGAGATGACCGCAGACCGTTCAGCCGGATTGTCCGGCTTGGTGATACCTGTACCGAACTCGATGAACAGAACGGATGTACCGTCTGCCCAGACCCGGGCGGTATCGCCTTTCATTTCTCCGTGTACCCGCGCGTCGTTATGACCGGCGTAGATGGCATTGGAGAAGTTGACCCGGGCGACCTTCACTCCGTAGTTCTTCAGCTCGCGAAGCAGTTTGGTCGTCCCTGTCTTCAACCATTTCCGATACGCTCTCGCTTCCTTTATCGCATTGTCGATCGATGCAGGATCCTGGATGTTGATAACGATCTTACGCCTTGACATCCACCTTTGCGATCGCGTAGGAAATCAGATTAAGGCTTCTGGCGACCCTTTTTACGATGTAGTCATAAGCGTTCGTTACCTTGCCTTCCTCGTCTGTGACGGGCTCGGAATCAACGTACAGAACACTGTGCTCATCGATAGGACAGGTCATGTCCTCGGTGACGACCACCTTGTCATAGCCTTCCAGCGTACCGAACTGTTCGATAGAACTGTGCCCGGTCGCCGGGGAGACATTAACTCTG